GTGTTGATGAGATTATCAGTACCAGAAGATTAGTACATATCGCTGAGGCATATGCCATCTTTAAAAACAAGATGAAGGCAATAGAAGTTTGTACTAACAGATTTGATGATAGTACCAAGACATCATTTGTTGACTTATATACTAAAGTTGATAGTGGTGCGAGTGCCGAATCAATTCTTGCTGACAAGAAGGCTGCTGAAGAGGCAGAGATATTATCAGAAGAAAAACAAGATTCCAATGATAGTGAGGAAGATGAGGACACATTTGAAGTCTAATCTAAAATCTATTCATAATGTAAGTCCGCTGGTGGGGGTTGTTCCCCACCAGTTATTAATTAATGGAAGGAGTGAATACACTTATGCAAAACGTTAAACTAACACCAAAACAAGAATCGTTTGTTAAATTGGCAAACAAGGAAGGTTTTACTACCGAGATTACTAGGAAAGATATCATATCTCTACAAAGTAAACACGGTATCACTAAACCAGCTTGGTTAATGAAGAATACTGCTTATAGAGTAAACAGAGCTTCATATACTTTACCTACACTAGGGCAAGTTGTTGAATCGGAATCTACCGATAGTGAATAAACACATTATATCGAGGGTGGATTATTCCGCCCTTGATAGCTTGACTATACAATCTAAAAGTGTTATAATGATTACAGAAAGATTCAATTATGAGAATATCTAAAAAAGAACCAAGAAATAGAAAACAAAAAAAATTAAGTGGTACTATTGCTGACTATCCTCTAGTTGAAGTAAAATGGTATGACGCTGTTGGTGATGCTGGTTGGCATGATATTAATAAAGCATTGTTATCTAAACCCGCTAGACCTGTATCATTAGGATATAAACTATTACAGAATAGAGATAAAATTATTATCTTCACAGACTACATTGTAGATGATGAAGACGGAACATTAACAGTAGGTAATGTATCAACTATACCTGCGGCTTGGGTACAAGATGTGACCGAGATAACATTTAAAGAATAGTATGGCTGGATATACAATAGAAGTAAGGAACAATAACGTTGAGAAGGCATTAAGAGTCTTAAAGAAAAAATTATTAAAAGATGGCGTTATGAAAGAATTAAGAGATCGACAGTATTATCAAAAACCTTCTTTTAAAAAGAGAGAGAAGAAAAAAGAGAATACTAGAAGATATAAAAAAGAGCAAAAGATTAAAGCGCTGAAAGGCGAAATATAGAATTATGAGATATTTTATGTTGTTAATATCTCGTATGTTTAATTTGAAACAACAAGAGAAAAAAAGGAAAAATATAATGGCTAGAAAAACATTAAATAAAAAAACTAAAGTATTAAATTTACTTTCAAAAGGTGCACCAGTATCTTGGAAAGCACTAAGAAGCAAATTTGATTTAACATCACCAAGAGCAATGGTAGATCAATTAAGATCAGAGGGACACATGATTTATATCAATGAATCAACTAAAGGTACTTCATACAGATTGGGTACTCCTACTAAATCTATTATCGCTGCTGGTATTAGAAAATTATATGGTCCATTTAAATACGCTTATTCAGCGTAATTGGCCGTATAAATAGTAATGTAAGGCTGATCGTAAGTCCTTACATTAAGAGGTAGAGTATCTTCCGCAAAGATACTTAATTCGGTGAGGTTTGGTAGTTTCACTCCGTGATAAAAGAAACTACCTTATCGGTCCATTGGTCTTTGTAGCACTTAAATGTGACAAAAATGGTAAGACATTTTAGGGTAAAAGAGGGTGAGACCTACCTCTACCGATTATAAATAATTTTATATAAGACTTGTAATTTAAAAATTAATTCTTATATATAATAACGATACGCTCATAAGAGGTATCATAATTTAACTCGCTTACAAAGGAGCAAATATGACTAATAGAGAACTACGGATCTGGAATGATCTAAGACCCTTTTCAGTAGGGTTCGATAATATATTCGATCACTTTAATTTACACCTAGACAATACGAGGACAGTAAATTATCCCCCTTACAATATTAATAAGATAGATAATTTCAATTGGAACATTGAGATAGCACTTGCTGGTTTTGGCAAAAAAGATATTGATGTATCTACTGCTGAAAATCAATTGACAATTAAATCTATACCGAGTGAAGACAAGGGAAAAGAACCAATACATAAAGGTATATCAAAAAGACAATTCACTAGATCGTTTACATTGGCAGATGATGTTGTTGTAAAAGGTGCTGAATTAAAAGACGGTATGCTTGTTATTGATCTTGAAAAGATTGTACCTGAGGAAAAGAAACCGAAGACAATCAAAATCAAATAATAAAAATAAAATGGAGGAGAGGGCTTGATCCTCTCCTCTAAATATGATATAATATAAATAAAAATATAACATTAATTAATTGTTAATCAATACACTAGAATACCACTAGTAAAGAGATTGACAACCTAAAAACAAGGAGAAATAAAATGCTAATAGAATCAAGCCACATAGTGGATCTATCTAAAGTAAAAAGACTAAATGAAGACCACTTAACAATTCACAAACAAACTCACAATAAAGAACTTAAGCCTCAAATGTATGGTGATAAATTTCCATACGGAACAGCTTCTGAGCCCACACTAGTTGATAGAAAAGATATCAAATGGCGTGGAGGAAGATTTCAGACCTATCAAAGTAGATTTGGTAATGGTAATCCTGCACATAAAGATATTAGAAATTCAATACATGAGCAAGGTTTAAAACTAACATCACCTGGTTTAAGTTTGATTAGAAAAGCAGATGGTTTATATCCACTAACAGGTCATACGAGAGATAAAATATTTGAGGAGATAGGACTAGAGAATTGTATCGCTACAGTATATGACATACCAGAAGAATCAGATGCTTCAAAGTTTGCCTTAAAATTAAATCCAAAAAACGATCCATCAGGACCATCGAGGTTATATGACATAGAGCAAGAGTGCATACTTGCTTTACAAAAAGGTTGGATAAAAAAATATGACGATATGTATAAACAAATAGACGCAATAACTGAAAGATTTTATGATATTTGCGAAAACAGTTATACTAAAAACGCTATGGATGCTGCAATTCTTCGTGTTTATAAAGAAAAGGATACTAATCAAGAAGATATAACATCTTGGGAATCACAAACACAAATCAAGACATGGATGAATAAAAACAAATACATCAATACAGATAAGATAAAGTATCTAGTCGTATCTGCTTCAACTGTGAGTTCAACCATAACAAAGGCAGCCAGACTTGCAAAAGATAATATCGGTGCTCAAATTAGAGTTGTCATACACACAGGTGTTTTAGACTCTGGTAATCTTTTAAATTCTTATAACGACTTAGTAGATAAATTTAAAACTATTTGGGAATCAGATATAGAAAATATCAGAGCAACATTCTTTGAGGCTTCACCAAATAATTCAAAGGTTGCATTTGCTGATAACATAGTTTTATATGGTGCTTTACCTGCTCTAAAAAAAGAACATAAAAACTTAGATAAGATAAGACTATTTAAGAAACAACAAACTGTAACAGTAAATGGAGAGAGGGAAGAGTTATTTCAATCAACAAGTCCATTAAACATATAATAATAAAGGGGCCTGCTTGACAGGCCCTTATAACTTTGTTATAATAATTTCATGCACATCATAAAACATTGCATAGGCTTTAGTCACCATGGATTACCATGGCGTGGACAACTTATGTATGTGATAGGTAAAAGAGTTAAGTATATAACTTTACCATTTCCTATATATCAAATAATGAAATACATTTGGGGAAGATATATAAAAAATAGTAAGCTTGACTTGTCTGATATAAAATGATATACTACAATAAATTAACAATTGAAAGAAAAATATATAATGAAACTAAATCAAAACACAATCGAAACACTTAAAAACTTTGCAGGTATTAATACTAACATATTAATCAAACAAGGTGATGAGTTATCAACTATCTCAACTATGAGAAATATTTTTGCTAAGGCAAAAATTTCAGATGAATTTACCAATGAGTTTGGTATCTATGATCTAAATGAATTCCTATCAGCAGTATCAGGTTTTGCTAAACCTGAATTATCTTTACAAGATAAGTATATGACAATATCCTCTGAAGGTAGTAAATCAAAAGTAAAATATTTCTATTCTGATCCTTCAGTAATAGTATCACCTACTAAAGAAGTTAATATGCCAGAAGCAGAGGTAACCTTTAGTCTATCATCATCAAACTATAAAGAACTGTTAAAGATGGCTGCGATTTTAAAATCACCAGACTTAGCATTGATCGGTACAAAAGGTGGCGATATTGTTCTTAAAGTTTGTGATAAGAAGAACGATACATCAAACTCTTTTGATATCGTTGTAGGTCAAGGTGCAACAGCAGATTATACTTTCTACTTCAAAGTAGAGAATATGAAAATGCTAGACGGTGACTATGATGTTGCTGTATCTTCAAAATCAATCTCACACTTTAAACACACAAAACTACCTGTTGAATACTGGATCGCTTTAGAACCAGACAGTACTATAACTAAGTAGGTTCTGTATGAATACAGATTTTTTGTGGGTCGAGCAGTATCGACCAAAGACTATTGATGATTGTATATTACCTGATTCTCTAAAATCTTTATTTTCGTCTTTCGTTAAGAAAGGTGAATTATCTAATATGTTGTTCTCTGGTACTCCTGGTATCGGTAAGACCACAGTTGCAAAAGCATTATGTGAACAAATGAATTGTGATTGGATTATGATAAATGGTTCAGAGGAAGGTGGTATAGATGTATTAAGAAATAAGATTAAAAACTTTGCTTCAACTGTATCACTATCTGGTGGTAAAAAAGTTGTGATATTAGATGAGGCTGATTATCTTAATCCACAATCAACACAACCTGCGTTAAGAGGATTTGTAGAGGAGTTTCATAAGAATTGTAGATTTATTCTTACTTGTAATTTTAAGAATAGAATTATAGAACCTCTACATAGTAGATTCTCAAACATAGAGTTTAAAGTTAACCCTAAAGATAAACCTAAACTGGCAAGTAGATTGTTCGAGAGAGCAATTTATATTCTTAAAGAACAAAATATAGATTATGAAGACAAGGTCCTTGTTGAATTAATTACAAAACACTTTCCAGATTTTAGAAAACTAATTAATGAACTACAAAGATATTCAGTAAGTGGTGCCATAGACGCTGGCATTTTAGTGAATGTATCAGATGAAAACCTAAAGACACTAGTAACTCATTTAAAGAATAAGGAGTTTAGTGACATGAGAAAATGGGTTGTCAATAATCTTGACAACGATCCTGTTAAGATTTTTAGAAAGATATATGATACATTATATACTAATTTAGAACCATCAACTATACCTCATGCTGTTTTAATTATTGCTGACTATCAATACAAGTCAGCCTTTGTTGCTGACCAGGAGATTAATTTAGTTGCTTGTTTAACTGAACTAATGTCACAGGTCAAATTCAAGTGATATCATTACCAGATAAAAAATATAACATAATCTATGCTGACCCACCTTGGCACTTTAAATCAAGAAGTGAAAAAGGAGAAGGTAGAAATGCTACTCAACATTATGATTGTATGTCACTAAAAGATATATGCGATATGCCTGTTGAAAAAATAGCAGATAAAGATTGTGTATTATTAATGTGGGTTACTGATCCATTATTAGAAAAAGCATTTAAAGTTATTGACGCCTGGGGGTTCACTTACAAGACAGTAGGATTTACCTGGGCGAAATCAAACAAAACTAATATGGGTATGTTTACAGGATTAGGATATTGGACTAGATGTAATCCAGAAATGTGTTTACTTGCAACAAAAGGTAAACCTAAAAGAGTTAGTAAATCTGTGGCACAATTAGTCATAGATCAGCGTAGAGAACATAGTAGAAAACCAGATAGAATCAGAAACGATATAATCAAGTTATGTGGTGATCTACCTAGAATAGAATTATTTGCTAGACAAAAATTTGATGGCTGGGATGCATGGGGTAATGAAGTATGATAGATGAATTAATGGTACAACAACAGGTCAAGAGCGTATGGCAACATATGGTAGGTGTCATGTGTCTTAATCTTACATATAGAAAACAAGTCAAGAAGTTATTACCTAAATTGTTCAAGAGATATCCTAATGCAGCTGCTTATATACGAGGCAGATATAAGACACAGGAGAAGATGTTAAGACCTTTAGGTATGTCAACTGTTAGGGCAAAGAGAATAAGGTTGATGAGTATAGATTTCCTGTCATGGAATCGTAAAGACGCCAGGGCTCTACATGGCATAGGTAAATATGGTAATGATAGTTATAGAATATTCTATAAGAATGAGATACCAAAAGATGTACAAGACAAAGAATTGAAGAGGTATATAAATGAGCTATGAACTTAAAGACTATCTTAACTCTATAAACTTCACTAAAAAAGATTTGATGAAATCCGATGATAAGGATTGGGTCAAGAAGTATCCTGCATTTATAATTAACAAGATACTGTCTGGCTTTTCAGACACCATAATGCTTGTAAATGAAGTAAATCGTAATCACTTCCTAGATAAGGATATGCAATACTCGTTTCTACTAAATAGTATTAGATCAAAGAAAAGGTTTAGTCCTTTTTTAAGAGCTAATAAATTAAAAGATATTGATTTGGTAAAAGAGTATTATGGATATAGTAATGAAAAAGCAAAAACTGTACTTGATATACTCACTAAAGATCAACTAAAATTGATTAAAGAGAAATTATATAAAGGTGGGACAAAATGAATGAATTAGATAATCTCTGGCATCCTGAGAAGATGTTAGAAGTACAGTTAAAAGAGCCTGATGATTTTCTAAAAGTCAGGGAGACTCTAACTAGAATAGGTGTGGCATCAAGAAAAGATAAAAAGTTATTTCAATCTTGTCACATACTACACAAACAAGGAAGATATTTCATAGTGCATTTCAAAGAGTTATTTGCCTTAGATGGTAAGACAGCAAACTTCTCTGACAATGACGCTGAAAGACGAAACACAATTGCTCAACTGTTAAGCGATTGGGGTTTAATCGCTATATTAAATAAAGAAATCGCCGAGAAGAAAGCACCTCTATCACAAATTAAAGTATTAAGTTTTAAAGAAAAGAACGAGTGGGATCTTCAAGCAAAATATAATATAGGTAAAAAAATAGAAGATGAAGGCGCCCAAGTTTAAAGAATTCATATCTGAGAAAGTTGAGAGAAGTAATATACAAGTTGCTATCTTAACTAAAATCAATGCTGACAGTAAGTCTGTTGTTAGTAATATGATAGCTAAGGAATGTAAAAGTCGAAATATTCCTTGTCATATTATTAATACGTCTGAGGCATGGGTATCAAAAAATGATTTAGAGAAAGGTACTTTGCTTGTATCAAATATTGATGGCGAAGATACTGAAATAGAATTTGATCTTTCAAAGACAATCTGTTTTACAAGAGCAGGTGTTCTTGAAGACGAAACTGGTTTAGCGTTATTATCTACATTCGAAAATGCTGGTGCATTTATGATAAACACTAGAAACGGTATGCTTACTTGTGATAACAAGATGTCAGCATACATTTCTTTTGAGAGAGATAATATACCTACACCAAGAACTGCTTTAATTTCAAATGAAAAAGGATTAATTCATGCCCACGAAAAACTAGGTGGCAAGTATCCTGTCATTATAAAAACACTAACAGGTACACAAGGTATTGGTGTATCAGTTGTCGAGTCTGAAAAAAGTATGGTCTCAGTTGCACAATCATTATGGAAGTTTGGTGCTGCTTTACTATTACAAGAATTTATGAAGTTTGACTTTGATGTTCGTACAATAGTTGTTGATGGTAGAGTATTAGCTTCAACAAAAAGAATAAGTGCTAAGAAAGATTTTAGGTCTAATAGACATAGAGAGGCAACTACTGAACCTTATAAACTTTCAGATGATGAACGTAAAGTAGTATTAGACGCTGCCAGATCAACTGGTGCGTTTATGGTAGGTGTCGACCATGCGATAGTGAATGGCAACTATTATGTGTTAGAGTGTAATGGATCACCTGGGATTGGTTCAAACTTCTCATTATATAATACTGATTTAAAGGATAGATCATATGTGGGAAAAACTACACCTGAAAATGTAGTAAAAGAATTATTTAACTATCTTACACAAGACGTACATAGAAAACACTCTTTCACAAAAGAGGCAGGGTTTCACGAAAGACTTGTTATCGATGGTTATGGACCTGTCAGAGCAAAGTTTGATACAGGTAACGGTACTCAGGCGTCAATGTTTTGTGTTGACAAAATAGATGTATCAGGTAAAACTGTCAAATGGGAAAAAGATGGTAAGAAATTTACAAGTAAACTAGAAGGTATCTCTGAGGCAACTCGAATGGATCAAGTAGATGAGAGACCGATTGTTCTTGTAGATATAACTTTCAATAATAAATTTTATACAGATGTGCCAATTGGCTTGACGACAAAAGATTCAAGAAGTACATTTTTAATCAATAGAGATTTATTGACTAGATTTAAAGTCAATGTAAATCCAAATAGAAAGTTTGTTCTTTCTTCTTGGATTGAAAGAAGCGATGGCAATGATACACGAGGTGTTAATTTACCATTACAAAAAGATGAATAGACGCTTTACAATCTATTCTAAATATGTTATAATGTTATATAATCAAAGGAGTGAACAATGGCACAAAATCATCAAACAAACAATCCCCTATACAAAGCACTAGAGAAAAAATATATCGCTGATATAGAAGCAGCGAAAGCAACTATGATAATCTATTTTGACAATCCTGTCGCAATAGGTGAACACCCTCAACATCTATCAGAATTAGATAAGTTGAATGATCAACTTGCAAATGCGGAAGAAAAACTTGCTAGTCTTAAAAAACATTTTAATAATACACAAATATAATTAATGAAATTCTATACTTCGGTATTGCCGTATCGTGGCAGGCTATTAGTTCGTGGTGTGAACCACGATGGTAGTCATAAGAAGTTTAGAATTAATTATAAACCATCTTTGTTTATTCCATCTGGTAAAGAATCAAAGTACAAAACACTTGACGGCACTAATGTTGGCAAGGTTACTTTCGAAAGTATGCCTGAGGCTAAGAAATGGATTGATCAATATAAAGATGTAAGTGGTTTTCAATATTATGGTAATACGAGATATCAATATCCTTTTATTGCAGATGAATTTCCTGGCAAGATAGATTGGGATATCAAACAAATAAGAATACTTACAATCGATATAGAGTGTGAAAGTGAGAATGGTTTTCCTAATTCAGATGAGGCAATTGAACCTCTTATATCAATAACAGTAAAAGAACATACAACAAAGAAGATCATAGTCTTCGGTATGAATGACTTTGTGAATGATAGGCCAGATGTTAGATATATTAAATGTCCTACTGAAAGAGAATTGATTCAAAAATTTTTAGAATTTTGGTTAGAATATAATCCTGATATTGTTACAGGTTGGAATGTTAAATTTTTCGATATGCCTTTCTTGATGAATAGATTTAGAAGATTAATGGGTGATGAATTTATTTTACAATTTAGTCCTTGGAACGTAGTGTCACAACAAAGTGCTAGAATAACAGCAAAAGGTTTTAACAAAGAACAAAACTATTGGGATATCATGGGCGTTACTGTATTGGATTATCTTGATCTATATCGTAAACATACATTTGTTAGACGAGAGAGCTATAAACTAGATTATATAGGTGAAGTAGAACTAGGTGAAAACAAAAATGAAAATCCTTATGATACATTTAAAGAATTTTATACAAAAGATTATCAACAGTTTATAGAATATAATATCCAAGATGTAGAACTTGTTGATAAACTAGAAGACAAGATGAAACTGATTGAGTTGCATTTGACAATGGCCTATGAAGCAAAAGTTAATTATCAAGATTGTTTTGGTCAAGTAAGAATGTGGGATACAATTATATTCAATCATTTAAAATCTAAAAATATTGTTGCACCTGCCGTTGTAGAGTCTAAACAATCAAGAGGTTATGAAGGTGCCTATGTAAAAGATCCTGTTGTAGGTTTTCACGACTGGATAGTGAGTTTCGATTTAAACAGTTTGTATCCGCATTTAATTATGCAATACAATATCTCTCCTGAAACTATGATTGGTCATGATCCTAATCGTGTGAGTGTTGAGAATATGTTAAATCAAAAATCTGATTTGTCTGACCTAGATACGAGAACTATCACTCCCAATGGTGCTCAATTTAGGACAGACAAGCAGGGTTTCTTACCTGAACTTATGGATAAGTTTTACAAAGAACGTGTCATGTATAAGAACAAGATGGCAAAAGCAAAGGCGTTGTATCAAGAAACTGGTGATGAAAGATTAAAGAATGAGATATCTTCTAATTATAATATTCAACTTGCAAGAAAGATTGCCTTGAATAGTGCCTATGGTGCTATCGGTAATCAATACTTTAGATACTTTGATGTAAGACACGCTGAAGGTATTACTATGGCTGGTCAATTGACTATCAGATGGATTGAACGTGATGTAAATGATTATCTAAACAAACTACTAAGTACTAAAAATGTTACCTATGTTGTTGCGTCTGATACAGATTCTATCTACATCAAACTAGGTGAAATGGTTAACAAGATATTTAAAGATAAATCTGATCATAGAAAGATCGTAAAAGTATTAGATAAGTTTTGTGAAGAAAAACTACAACCATTTATTGATTCTAGTTTTGCTAAACTAGCAAAGTATGTAAATGCTTATGATCAGAAAATGATTATGAAACGAGAAGTAATCGCCAACAAAGGCATATGGACTGCAAAGAAAAGATATATCCTAAATGTGTTTAATGAAGAAGGTCTTGATCTGAAAGAACCTAAACTAAAGATCATGGGTATTGAAGCTGTTAAATCTTCAACTCCTGCACCTTGTCGTATAAAGATTAAAGAAGCATTAAAAGTGATTATGACAAAAGATGAATCAGCATTAATTCAGTTTATAGAAGATTTTAGAAAACATTTTAAGAAGTTGCCACCTGAAGATATTGCATATCCTAGAAGTTGTAATAATCTTAAAAAGTATTCTTCAACAAAAGACATATATCAAAAGTCAACTCCTATTCATGTAAGAGGTGCTTTACTTTATAATAACTTATTGAAACAAAACAAATTAAGAAAATATGAAACAATACAAGATGGCGATAAGATTAAATTTATCACATTAAAAGAACCAAATCCTTTAAGAGAAAATGTCATATCTTTTACTAGTAAGTTACCAAAAGAATTTAAACTACATCAATATATTAACCATGATGAAATGTTTACTAAATCGTTTTTAGAACCATTAAGATTTATTGTCAATGCAATCGGATGGAATTTTGAAAGAAAGGCAAACTTAGACGATTTTTTTTAAAATTATGAAAGATTATATCAGAAACAATACACTATATAGCCGTCTATTAGCCGCCGCAGGAGACGATAAGTTACCTGTGTTAGATAATAAGACATTTGAATCAATGAACGCAGAATACGGCAAAGAAGAAATGAGAAAGAATCTTGCTGATTATATCGCAACTGAACGACCTGTATTTCCTCTAAAAGAAATAACAGAGGATGATATGAGAAATAGTTTTAATAGTTTAAAAAACTTCAATACTAATTCTATTTGTACACCTAAAGATCAAGTTGATAAAGAAGTATTTGAAAAGTATGATGATTATGAATATAGTTATGAAAAGTATGGTTTAGGTTTAATCAATGGGCCAAGTACCTACAATGATGTGTCAAATTATTTTATGCAAGATTTGAGATTAGAATGTGGTAGTTATGGCTTTAGGGCACCTAAAGAAGTATGGGAAAATGGTGACGCATATGCTATATGGAAATGTTTAGGTCCTATATGGCGAGGTATTAATGATGTTAAATTAACCAAAGTAAAAGATTTAGATGGTAATGAATCTGAACAATTACTTGGTGGTCAATTAAATGATAAAAGTTATATATCAGCATTTAGATTAGGTACATATATTGCAACACAATTTAAACCTGTTGTTGCAAAAGCAATATATGATATAACTAATGCTAAAACTGTATTAGATACGAGTTGTGGTTGGGGTGATAGACTTGCAGGTTTCTTTGCTAGTGACGCTGAAGAATACTATGGTTGTGATCCTAATCCTAATACATATGCAAGATACAACGAACAGATATCTGTATATAATAAACTTCTAGCAAAACCTAAAAAGGTAACTATATGGAGATGTGGTGCTGAAGA